CGTTCGTCATCGACTCCGAGGTCCACAGCCTCTTCCTCGAAGACTTCATCATTCCCGGCGACCCCGAAGGCTCCTCCCGCGTCTGGGGCGCGTGGAAGCGCAACCGCTTCAACGCCCACCAGCTCGCGCTCCACCGCACCACCGTGAGCTATGGGCTCGGCTACGTGGTGACCACCAGTGGCGACCCCGTCCCGGTCATGCGCGTGGTCTCGCCCCGCTTCATGTACCCCGGCTACGGCGCTGATCCACACTGGCCCGCCTACGCGCTGGAGGACATGCGGGACGGCAGCTGGAGGTTGTACGACGACACCGAGGTCATCGTGCTCGTCCGCAACCGCGAGACGCAGTCCTTCGAGGTTCAGTCCCGGTCGCTGCACGGACAGGGCGTGTGCCCGGTCATCCGGTACCAGCCCAAGCTGGACGTGGACTCCGACCTGTCCGGAGTGGTCGAGCCGCTGTTCGACTTCCAGGACCAGATCAACGTCACCACGTTTCTACTCAACGTCGCCCAGCACTTCGGTGCGCACGGCCAGAAGTACATCATCGGCTGGATGCTGGAGAACCCGCGCGAACGTGCCAAGCTCTCGGCGTCCAACCTCCTGAGCATCCCCAGCGAGCCCGGCACCGTGGAGGTCGGCCAGTTCGACCAGACGCAGATCACGCCCTACGTCGAGAGCCGCACCGACACCATCAAGCTGATGGCCACCGTGTCCGGCACCAGCCCGGCCGAGATGCTGGGCAACATGGTCAACCTCGCCGCCGAGACCATCGAGGCCGCCAACGCCGCCCAGACGCGCAAGATCGGTGAGCGCAAGATGGTGCTGGGCGAGTCCCACGAGCAGATGCTGGGGCTGGTCGGAACCGGTCTCGGTGTGGAGGAGAACCCGTTCAGCCGGGCGATCTGGCGAGACGCCAACTCCACGATCTCCAACCTGGAGCGCACCGCCAACGCACTCGCCGTCATCGCTGACCGCCTGAACGTTCCGGCCGAAGAGCTCTGGCACATGCTCCCCGGTGTGGACCGTGAGTCCCTGTCCCGCTGGCGGGGTGACGTCGAGGAGACCGGAACCGTGAGTGGTATCGAGTCCCCTGATGATGGCATCGAAGAGTCCGAAGAGCTTGACAGCGAGTGACGATTGTCCTAGGGCGTAGTACACTCAATAGTGAACCGTGCACGCGGATCACTCAGAGGCCGTACGGCTGACGACCATGAGAGGGACCAAACATGTCTGAGGGTGTGGAAGAAGTCGAGGGCACCGAAGCTCCGGAAGGTCAGACCGAAGAGGCGCACGCCGGTGAGGTCGAAGAGACCAACGAGGGCGCTGCCGCTGGTGGATCGGACGACGTCGAGAAGATCAAGTCCGAGGCCCGTAAGTGGGAGAAGCGATCCAAGACGAACTTCGAGGAGCTCAAGAAGGCTCGCGAAGAACTCGCCAAGCTCAAGGGCGACGGTGAGACCGGAGGCGAACTGGCGCAGCTCCAGAAGCAGGTACAGGACCTGCTCGCGGAGAACGCCGCTGCGAAGCGGGAAGCCGCGATCGCCAAGGTTGCCTCCGACAAGAAGCTGACCTCCGAGCAGGCCGAACTGCTCCAAGGCGACACACCCGAGGAGCTTGAAGCGCACGCCGACAAGCTGCTCAAGGCATTCGGCGGCAACGCCGACAAGAAGGAAGACCAGACCCCTCCGAAGGGCAGCCGTACGCCCAAGGAGAACCTTCGACCGGGTACCGCAGTCGGTAGTACTGCGAACGCTGAGGACCCGGCGGAGATCGCCAAGGCCGTCATGAACGGCCTCTGAGACAGAAAGAGGCTCCAATGCCTTTCCTGACTTCCCAGCAGATCTCGGACGTTGCTGTCCCGCTGCTCAACCGCCAGCTGGTCCTTCCGATGACCGCGCTGCGCATCCCGGACTCGTCCTACACCCCGGCTGCGGGCATGACCACCACGGTCCAGGTCCCCGCCATCGCCACCGCGCGTGAGCAGGTGGACCCGGGCGACGAGATCGTCTACGACGACCTTGACACCGTTGGTGTGGACGTCACCCTGGCGCACCTCTACCACGCGACCCGGATCACCGACGAGGCCCTGAACTTCTCCATCCAGGACTTCGCCCGTCAGGTACTGCGTCCGCAGGTCGAGGCCGTCGCCCGCGCCGCTGAGGACCAGCTGGCCTCGCCCATGAACCTGCTCGGTACCGACGACGCCGTCTCCGACGAAGGTGACGACATCGACCAGGCCGTGATGGCCGCCCGCGCTCAGCTGTCCAACGCCAACGTCCCCGTGGCCAACCGCTTCATGGCGGTCAGCCCGGACTTCGCGGCCGTCCTGCTCAGCCAGGGCAACCTCAGCCCCTTCGACGCCCTGGCGGCCTCCAACGAGGAGACCCGGCAGGCGCTCGCTGAGGGCACCATCGGTCGCTACCGTGGGTTCCGCGTCGTGGAGTCCAACGCTCTGGACGCCGGTACCGCCGTGCTCTACCACCAGAGCGCGTTCGTGTTCGCCAACGTCACCCCCGTCATCCCGGCGGGTGCTGCTGACGCTGCGGTCACCACGCAGGACGGCATCGGCCTGCGCCACATCCGCCACTACGACCCCGACGTCCTCTCGGACCGCTCGGTGGTCTCCACCTTCGCTGGTGGTGGCCTCACCGACGCCAACCGCGCGGTGAAGCTGGAGCTGATGCCTACCAGCTCCTAAGTTCGGCCAGCTGATGGGGAGGGGTCACTACTGATGACCCCTCCCCGACCTCGAAGGGAGAGACCATGGCGTGTGGCGAGCCGCTGCCCCCGCTGATGAGCACGGACGACCTGGCCACGCTGCTGGGCGTCACCTTCACCGAGCAGCAGGAAGCCCAGGCCGCTCTGTACCTGCGCATCATCTCCGGGTTCGTCAGGCTCTACGCCTGCGATGACATGGTGGACCCCGATGACCCCGACGAGGTGTGCGTCCCGGACGTCATCCTCGGGATCATCTTCACCGCCTACTCCCGGGCCAAGGACAACCCGCGCGGCCTCACCTCCGAGCGCATCGCGGACTACACCTGGCAGGCTCAGCCCGCCCAGGGCGCGTCCAGTGCGGGCACCGGACTGTACCTGTCCAACGGCGAGGCCGCCCTGATCCGTCAGGCGACAGGCTGCGGTGGGATGGGTACCATTGAGTTCGGGGCATACCTGCCCGACCAGATCCGTGACCGTCCGTACCGGACCAGGGGCAACTTCTGGGGCCGGTACGACGGAACTTTCATCCAGTGAGGGACCGCTGATGAGCAACACCGTCAAGTACTTGAAGTTCGCCTACCACCGCGACGGCAAGCCGACCGGCCGAGTCGTGGCCGTGCGCAACCCCGCCTCCATCGACCAGCGAGCCAACAAGGGCATCCCGTTCAAGCGGGTCCAGCAGCTCGTGAACACGATGGAGAACTCCCCCAAGTGGGAGCGGGTCGCCAACAACACCCCCGAGGCCGAGGGCAACTCCACCCGCGTGCGTCGCGCCAAGCACCGTGAGCAGCTGGCCAGGGTCGATCAGGACCGTGAGCAGCGCGCACACGTCGCGACTGCCGAGGCCATCGCCAAGGCCGTGAAGGGCGCTTGAGATGACCGTAGCGGGGCTGCTGAACCAGGACGTTGACCTCTACCGGACCATGCTCATGCCCAACGGCGCTGGCGGGTACGACGAGGAGCGCGTCCTGGTCCGGCAGCTTCGTGTCCGAATCTCCCAGCCCAGCGCGTCCGAGCGGGTCATGGCCCGTACCGGCGTCGGTCCACAGCAGGGGGCGGCGGTGCTCGCCTACCCCGTGTACACCACGGCGGATGAGGTCGTGTACCGCAATGACGAGCTTGAGCTTCCCAACGGTGATGTGTACCGGGTCGAAGCGGCCATGCAGCCCTCCAAGCCCGGCACGTACCTTCGGATGGACTGCGAGTTCATCCAGAAGCAGCCCACCAACCCGGGGGTGAGTCCGTGACGACGCTGGTGTACTTGGTAGCTCGGCATCCGGTGAACGAGTCGCTGCGCTACTCGTTGCGGTCGGTGGCCGAGCACATGCCCGACGCTGAGGTGGTCATCGCGGGCTTCAAGCCCTCGTGGCTGGTGGGTGTGGACCATGTTCCGGTGCCGCAGCGGTACCGTTCCCCGGCCAATCAGCTCCGCATCCTGGACAAGGTCTCGACCACGGACCGGCTGCCTGAGGACTTCGTTCTCATGAACGATGACTTCTTCGCGCTCAAGCCGGTGGACGAGGTCAAGCTGGTCCACAACGGAGCGTTGTCGGACCTACGGCGCTCCCCCGTGTGGTCGTGGCGCTGGTACAGGCGGGCGCTGGAGGGGACGATCAAGGCTTTGACTGATCAGGGCTACGAGAGTCCGCTGTCCTATGACCGTCTTCACCGCCCCATGCCGATGAAGCGCAGCCTGATAGCGGGGCTCGCTTTGACCGCCGGGCCGCCCGTCCTTCCCCGGAGCATGGTCGGCAATCTGATGGGTGGCGGCACCTACGCCCTGGATTGCAAGATCCGCGACGAGGAGACGGCGATCGAGGAGCTGGACACCGATGGCTGGGTGTCCACCGACAAGCACTCCTGGCGCGGTGTGGCGGGGCAGCAGCTCCGTGACCGATTCCCTGCCAAGTCCCGTTTCGAGAGGTAGTCACCATGGCGAACCAGTACACCAACCTCAAGACGGGGCGCACGGTCTACGTGAAGTCGGCCGAAGAGGTCGCTGAGCAGGCATACACGGCGGCTTTCAAGCGCCAGGAGCGCAACATCGAGCAGTTGGACCGGTCCCCGGTGTGGACGAGGGTGGCCAAGGCCCCCACGACGGGTGAGGGAACGCCTGAGCGTCGCAGGGTCAGTGCGGCGGGCACCCTCACGGCTGACGGGAAGATCCGATGAGCGCCAACGTCCAGATCGAGGGCATGGACTCGCTACTCAAGAAGCTCAAGGCCATGGGTCCGTCCATGGAAGCGGCCGGTGTCGAGGCTGTGACCGAGAGCGCCGCCCAGGCGCAGCAGGACATGCAGGACCGCGTCCGAGTGGACACGGGTGCTCTGCGTGACTCCATCCGGATCGAGGGCGAGGGCCTGGAGCAGCGGGTGGGACCCGGTGACGAGGAGCGCGACAAGGCCCTGGCCAACGAGTTCGGCACCTCGCGCATGTCCGCTCAGCCCTACGTTGTGCCCGCTCTGGAAGCCCAGCGCCGCGACTTCCCCAGCGTGCTGGGCAACAAGGTCTCCGAGGCGGTGACGAAGCTGTGACCAAGCTCGGCTATGACGCACGGACCGCACTTCGAGCCGTCCAGCGCGCGTTCTACGCTCGTCTGACGGAGGCACTGGACGTGCCGGTGTACGACTTCGTGACGGAGGACACGCCCTACCCCTACGTCGTCATCGGTGAAGCCACCGAGGTGGACGACAACACGCACGACAGTTTCGGCAGGACGCTGACCCAAACCCTCCACGTGTGGACCAGGGGCCATGGGGGCTTCGACCCCGCACTGGAGATCGTGGACCAGATTCAGCAGGCCCTGGACCACAAGCTTGACCTGGATATCGTCGGTCATCGGCTGGTTACGCTAAGATTGGACCAGACGTTGACCATGCGAGACCCGGACCCCTTGATCCGACACGCACCAATCAGGTTCCGTGTCCAGACTGAACAGGAGGCCAGCTGATGGCTGGTTTGGATGCTTTCGGTGTCGTCCTGGAGCGGGAAGTCACCCCGGGCTCCGAGGACTACGAGCCGATTGCCAACATCGAGAACCTTGGCGGCCCCGCCATCGAGCGCGAGCAGATCGAGGTCACCACGCACGACAGCCCCGACCAGTGGGAAGAGTTCGTGTTCGGCATCAAGCGGTCCGGTGAGGTCTCCGCTGACGTCAACTACGACCCCAGCGTGCACGACGCGCTGCTGGAGGACTTCGACTCGCCCTTCCCGCGCGGCTACCGGATCACGTGGCCGGACCCGCTCGGGACCGTCTGGGCGTTCCAGGCGGGCCTGGTGGGCTTCGAGCCCGAGGCCCCGCACGACGACAAGCTTTCCGCGTCGCTGACGTGGAAGGTGTCGGGACCGCCCGAGTTCATGGACAACGGCAGCTAACACAGGAGGGACCTGCGTAATGAGCACTCTCAAGGAAGCGATCCTCAACGCTGAGGACATCAAGTACGAAGACGTGGAGATCCCCGAGTGGGGAGGCATCACCGTCCGAGTCAAGGCGCTGAATGCGCAGCAGCTCGCTGACTACCAGAACCAGTCCATGGCCATGCGCCAGGAGAAGGGCACGGGCGGTATGGATGTGCGCATCCGCAACCGCAACG